GACCTGCTGGTTCAGGTCTTCGTCAGGTGTCGCCATGATCCGGTCGATGGCCTCACCGGGACCGCCCGCCCACGCCCGCTGGACGAGGTTCGACGGGACGCCCAGCAGGCTCATCGTGTACATGACCTGATCGCCCAGCGACCCGGCAGGGGCGAGGTCTTGGAACAGCGCCGATACCTCGCCGCCCTCGATCTTCTTCGTCCAGTCCTGCTTGTCGAGGTCGTTCAAGTGCTTCATCAGCGTGAACGGGTTCTTGTCCCACTTCGCCATCGCCTGCGTCCGCTCCTCGTCGGACATCCGCATGAGCGATGCACCGGGAGCCCCGCCTCCCGGCAGGAACGGCATGGCCGGGAGTGAGCCCAACACGGAGCCAGCGAAGTCGAGCGGCTTCTGCGCGATGCTACCGATGGTTTCACCGATGTCGGCTCCGGTCTGCGCCCCCTCCTCGCCAGCGAAGCCGCCCAGCCAGCGACCAGCGCCAGCGCCCAGCCCGGTGATGAAGCCACGCGTGTTGTCGATGTTCTCCTCGGCGCGCGCCCCCATGTTCCCGAAGTTCAGCGACATCTTTCCGACTTCGCTGAACGGTCGCTCGCGCTTGCCAGTCGCGAACTGGGCTCGGAACGGGGCTGGCGCAGCCGTCGGTGACGTGATGGACTGCTGCATCAGCGGCCCACCCTCGCGTCCGATCTGGTTGGCCGTGAGCGGCGTCCCACTTCCGAAGCGTGGGGTCCACTCAGGCATCAGAGAACCTTCCTGACGTTCCCACCAACGAGAGTTCCACCTTGGGCTGACTTCGGAGCGGGTGGACCGTACATCGTCCTCACCGGGGCGGGGGGACCGTACATCGGCTTCACCGGGGCAGGAGGACCGTACATCGGCCTAGCGGGGGCTGAGACAGGCTTCGGAGCCACGCGCTGCGGGACCTTGTTATCAGTCGAGAGGTACGGGTTCACGTACTGGTTGGGCTGGTTGACCCTCATCCTCGACACACCGCGTGCGCGAACCTGACCGGTTGTCCCCGCCTCGACCTGCATCCCCGGCATCGCCGACCCGACGGCTCCATTGCTGATCCGGTACGCGAGGTCGTTCGCCTGCTGCGTGGACATGCCCGGCTGGTTGAGGAGTTCAGCGACTGACCAGCCCTTCTTCTGCCACTCCTCGACCTTGCTCGGCCCGATCTTGGTAGACGTGGCCGTGATGCCACCGGGGCCGTACTGGTATCCGGGCATCATCAGCGACTTCTGGCCCCACTTGTTCAACTGGGCCGCGATGTCAGCACGCTCGTTGTCGTCAGCGGCGCGACCCTGCTTGACGCGCCACGCCTCAATCGTGATGCCCTCGCGCGCAGCAGCCTGAGACTCGCCGCGCAACTTCAGGGCGCTGCGCGTGCGCTGCTGATCCTCTGGCGTGTAGCCCCAGTAACGGTCGCTCTGCACCTTGTTCAGCAACTGCTTCGACTGCGTCTCGACCACGACAGCAGGGTCGGCACCGTTGCCGATGGCGACCTTCATCTCAGGCGTCCAGTTGGTCTGGCTGGAATACCACTCACGCTCGGCGTTGGCGATGGCCTTGTCGCCCATGTCTGCCACGTACTTCGCGGCTGCACTGGACGAGTTGGCAAGCGCGGCCATCGGGGAGTTGTACCCCGTCTCCTTGTCGGTGTTCGGGTCCCACTTGGTGCCGTCGGTCGAGTCGATGCCGCCCACGTTGCGCTTCACGGCACCGGGGTTGACGTACTGCGACGGGCTGTAGGGCGCTGGCGTGGTGCCGGGCTTGATCGTGCCCTCCGGGGCCTTGTACGAGATGACGTAGTTGCCCTTGTCGTCCCGCCCCTCGGAACCCTTGCCCACCTCGGAGAAGGGGTTGACCGTCGTCCAGACCTTGGTGCCATTGACCCACACGCCCCACAGGACGTACGGCGTACCGCCCGGCCCCTGCATCTCGACGCGTGATCCGATCACATCCTCTTCTGCCGGGTTCGGCTTGAGTTCCTGCACTCCTGCGCCCGTTCGCGGGTCAACCGATCCGTAGACGCGTGCCTTGACCGGCTCGGCCTGCACGTAGCGGACCTCGCCGTTCGCGCCACCGATCACGGTCCCATCACTGAACTGGATCGATCCGACCGAAGATGACGCCATCGGAACGAGTTCAAGGTTCTGGACTTCGGGCGAGTTGCGGTCGAACACCGACCACGAGTCGCCTCGCGGGTTGATGTTCCCGTTCATATCGGTCTTCACGACCATCGACTTGCCACTCGCGACGTTGCCCAGCGAGGTCTGGAGTTCAGCAGACTGCGTGCCCAGACGAACGGCGTCAGACTCGGCACCTGCCTCTGCCGACGAGAACCCGAACGTGTCGTCCTTCAGGGTCTGCCCAGTGGGCTTCCCGGCGAGCGCACCCATCGTGTTCTTGGTGCGGCCCATCAGGCCACTCGCGTACGGGTTGTAGTTGTCGCTCAGTGGGTCGAACGAACCAGCCGGGAACGACTTCGCCAGCGTGTCCAGCCCGTCCCCGCCAAGCCACTGCCCGTACCGCTGCATCGCTGATGCACGCTCGATGGGCGAGGCACCACTGTTCGGAGACAGGACGGCGTCCATCTGGCCCCGGTAGTACTCGTTCTGCTCCACGAAGCCCTTCTCGGCGTTGGAGCCAAGCGAGGCGCGGATGACCATCGAGGACTTGGCGTAGTTGTCCATCGCCTTGTCAGCGGCGTTCGCACCCGTCTTGTCACCGGCCTTGCGGGCTCGGGTGCCACGGATGCCAGCGCCGTTTCGGGCGTTGTTCGCCATCTGGGCCAACGACTCGTCGGTGAACGTCCCGCTGAAGTTGGGGTCGTACTTTCGGATGAACCTCGTCATCCCCTCGCGCACCTGCTCGTTGCCCATGATGTCACTGAGCAGATCGGCGAAGTTGGACGGGTCGTTCTCGCCCGACGCGTTCGTCAACTTCGACCAGCCGTAATCGGGGTCGTTCAGGTCGCTGGAGTCGAGGTACCCGGCGTCAACGGCGTAGCGAGCAATGAGCGAGGTAGCAACGTCGTACGGTGCCTCCTTCTCGTTGTAGGTCGCCTGCTGGCGGCGGTTGTACGCCTCGGCAGCGGCCTTCGAAGACCGTCCGTACCCACGCGCCGTAGCCGCTGCCTTGTACTTCGCCGCCTGTGTCATCAACTGCCGGTAGTTGGCCGAGTTGACGGGCATCTTGCTAGCCCACTTGCGGTAGAACGACGCCATCTGGGCGTCCGACACGGTTCCCTCGGCGTACTTCTGACCGATCTTCGCGTCGGCCACGTTGAACTCGTAGCCGTAGATGAGGTTGTTGTAGTAGTCCCACATCGGGTCCTGTGGATCGACCGAAGCGAGACGGTCCTTCCAGTGCTTCAGAAACGCCTCGTCGGTGACCTTCTTGCCTTCGAACAGACCACCGCTCTTCCACGCCGTCTCGATGTTGTTGTCACGCTGGTTCTGGTACTGCTGCGCCAGTGCGACGATGGTCGAGGTCAGGCTGGGGGATGAACGGGGAAGCCGCCCGAAGCGTGCGCGTGTCGCCATCGATTACGCCTCGCCTTCGGGCGGCGGCTGTGCGCCGATCTCCTGCTGGAACATCAGCCGGTTGGACGCCTCACCGCCCTTGACCATCGTCTGGGCCATGACCTGCGAGCCTTCCTGCATCGGGCCTGCTCCCGGCGGCGCTCCCTCGACGTTCGCTGGCATGGCCTCGGCGGCGGGCATCGGCTGCTCGCCGCTCCCGACCTGACCCTCTGCCGCGCCCAGCAGGGCTCGCATGTCGGCCATGCCAGCCCCGCCCTCCTCGGGGATCGGCTCCTCGCCCTCTCCACCGCCACCCACGGCCATCGCGGCCTGCTGGGCGTTCTGGAAGCCCATCGACTGCAACTGGACGGCCGTCGCGGCCATGACCTGCACTGCTGCCGGGTTGAGCGAGGCGTCGGTCTGCTCAGTGCGGATGATGTTCTGCTCGGCCTCGGGATCGTCCACGCCCGTGCGGTCCATGCCCCTGAGAGCGGACCACAACTTGCCGTCCACCAGCGTGCGTGCGATCTGCGCCTGCTCCATGTCGTCACGCGGGGTGAGCGACGGGCTCACGATGTCGAGACGGCCGCTTCCCAGCAGGATGCCCTCAAGGTCGGGCTCCTTCGCGGCCCACACGCGACGGACCATCTCCCAGATTTCCCTGCGCCACTTGTAGTACAGGTCGCGCTTCATCGAGATGCGCGTCTCGTAGTTCGCGACCAGTGCGTTGATGGCCTTGCTCGATGACATCACGGATGCCGGGGCCATGCCGCGCAGGAGGTCGTTCAGACCACTCACATCGACCATCTCGCGGTCGATGCGGGTCAGGAACTCCTCCAACTGGAACGACGGCATCCACGGGGTGATGCCCTCGACCCTGTTGCCCGCTCCGGGGGCGATGACCTGATTGGGCTTGGGCCGCAGCCCCAGCGGGACCTGATCGGGCGAGTCAGGCCCGACCAACTGCCAGTACTGCGCGTTGACGATGTTGTGCATCAACTGCGACCCGCTGGTCAGGCGCTCGTCCTTCTCACGGATCAACTGCTCGATGTCGAACAGTTCGGGGCGACCACTCGCGACACCGGGGATGTAGGTGTTGAAGAGCGGGACGTACGGGATCACGCCCTCGTACTCGGCGAACTTGATGTTCTGGGCGACCCGGTTTCCGACGATGATCGAGTTCCACGTGTCGTGCTTGACCGGCTTCAACTTGCCCGTCTTGGGCACACGCGCCGTCGAGGGCTGTCGGTACCAGTAGTCCTGCACCTCGATGGAGCCACCAACCCACATCGACCGACGCGCCGACGACCATGACCCGAAGGCATTGGCAGGGAGCAGGTAGGGGTACGACTTGCCAGCGCCGTCGATCCGCTCGGTGCAGACGAGGCCGTACTGGGCGAAGACCGCCTCTGCCGTCATCAGGTACGAGTAGCAGGCCCAGTCGAGCGTCCGGTAGTCGCTCTGCCCCCAGCCCAGCCACAGGTTCCGGGGCTGGTCGATGACATCGACGCGAGGGAAGCCAGTGATGGGGTCCCACCACACCTTCGCTGCCGTGCGCCCGTACAGGCCCTTCACGACACACGCCTTGTGCCCCAGCAGGTTGAGATCGACCTCGGCCTTCCACGCCGTGTACAGCCGCTCTGTCATCGCTGCCAGCGAGCGGGCGTCCTCGGAGTCAACGAGGGGGACAAGGTTCTCGATAGGGGGCACGGCCTGCAACGCGGCGGGGATGTCCACGTAGATCGGCGGTGTGTTGATGGAGACGTGCGCCTTGCCGGGAAGCGTGGCGCTGGTGTGGTACCACCAGTGCGATGCGCCCTTGTTGGCGATCACCGCCTCGTCGGGCGGGTAGTAGAGCGAGTCCCAGCGGTCGCAGGCTGCTGCGAACGTCTGCTGGTCTGCCCAGTACTGGATGCGCCGCTCCTGAAGGTCGCCGAGAAGGTCTAGTTCCTCCTCGCTGTACTGACCAGCGGCGAAGTCGGCCTGCGAGAACTCGATGGCCTTCTCAAGGTCTAGGACTTCTAGCGCCACGCGCTCACCTCTGCTGTGCCGCCTTCAGGCGAGCCAAGAGTTCTGGGGGGAACGATACACCTCCCGCGTTGGGAGAGAAGAAGTCAAACGGCACGTCATCGGCGGCTGCACCGGGGTTCTTCATCGCCACGTCCACCGCGACGGCGAGACACATCACCGCATCCTGCTCGATCTTCCGGTCATCCAACTTGTAGCCCAGCATCTGGCGGCGCACCCCCAGCCACTTCCCGTGCTTCGGGAGCCGCAGGCGTCCGTCCTCGACCACCTTCTTCAACTGGTTCAGCAACTGGAGTTTCTTCTGCCGCGTCCCCCCGAACTCCACCATCTTCACGGGGATCGGGAGCAGGTCCCTGAACATCTTCCCACCAAAGCCCGTAGCGTCCACTCCCGTGTGGCAGGTGACGCGTTGGGTGGGATCGCTGTAGGCGTTGTGTCCGTGCAGAGCCAAGCCAGCGACGACCAGCGAAGTCTGACGACCCGTGAGCCGATCCACCCATACGCCTCTCCACTGGGAGCCGCCTGTGATGTCAAGGACGATGCTCCACGTGGAGTCATAGGTCAAGGCCGGGTCGATCCCCTGAACGTAGCGGTGTCCGCGCTGGGCCGGAGTGTTCTCTGGGAGGTCGTGGTTGAAGATCGCCTCGACCGACTGTGACCCGAAGAACGCCTCCCGTGACTCGATGGCGAAGCCGTCGATGTTCTGGGGCACAAGGTACGGGGGCATGGACGAGAGCAGCCGGTCGAACATGCGCTTGTCGATGCCGAAGCCGATGTTCTCGCGCGTGCTGATGCGGAGCGAGATCGAGTCGATCTTCTTGTCCGGGTTCTCGGGGTTGCCTTCCTGCCACTTGTCCGCGAAGGCCGTGAGTCCTTCGGTCATCGTGCCGATCAGGATCAACTGCCCGCCCGTGGACATGCGCCGCATGTGCAGCACCTCGTCCACCACGAAGTCGAAGTTGGGGTCGAACGCGCACTCGTCGTAGGACTCGCCGTCCATGTCCTTGCCGAGTGACCCGATGGCCCGCTCGCCGGTCGTCCTGAAGTGGATCGTGCCACCGCCCAGCAGGGGGTGCATCTTGATCATCAGGTACTCGCCACGGTACTTGCGCGACCAGTCCGCGACGGACTCGCCCAGCGTCTCGGCCAGCGGGCACCCACGGTGCTGCGCCTCATGCGTGCCTGAGAGCAACTTGGTGATCTCGTAGTACACCAACTCCGACACCTCGGAGTGGATGCCGAAGTGGTACCACTCGTAGCCCAGCGCCAGCCACCGCTCCAGCGCGCGGATGTCGAGCGGGTTCGGCGGCTCCTTGCCCATCTTGAAGATCACGCTGTGCAGGACGCACACGGCGAGCCCCAGCGTCTTCCCGGCGCGGTTGCCCGCCGCGATGGCGAGCGTCAGGTAGCGCGGCATCCAGCGTGACTCGTCGCGCGTGATGTACGCCTTGAACAGCCGCGACTGTCCACCGTGCGCCGTGAAGCCAAGGAACCGCTCGCAGAAGAAGTCCACGTCCCACCGCGCGCGCATCATGTCGGCGGCGTAGGTGGTCGATGCGAAGGCCCCGTACTGCTCAGGCCCCTTGGCCGTCATCGCAGCCGCCTGCACGGCGCGTGCGCGGCGCGTCCTGACCTGACCGGGGTGCTTGGCCTCCTGCGAACGCGACTCGTTACGACCGCGCGTCTGCGAGAGGGCGGGCACTAGCGTGCGGGCTCGTACACGCCCACGGGCGCGAGGCCGTCGCTGATCTCCAGAGGCGTCACATCAACGACCCGTCCCTCGATCACAATCGATGGCACCACGCTGATCGCGCCACTCAGGAGCCGCGCCATGTTCACCGCGAGGTCGCGGTCGGCCTGCTTCTCGGCACGACGGTCGAGAAGCGCCTGCGCGGTCAATCCGTGCTGCGCCGTCACGCGCAACTCGCCCGCCTGAAGCATCTCGGTGGCCCGCTTCTGGACGAGGGTGGCGAAGTCCATCTCGGCCTGCGTCTTGGCCTCCTTGGAGGCGTCGGCGATCTCCTGACCCAGAACCTCGGGCTTCACGCCGTTGAGGCAGATGCGGATGTGCTTGCCAAGCGTCTCGCGCTTCACGGGTGCGCCCAGACGCTGCGTCTCAAGGTGGATGTTCTGGAGGGTCATCTTCGACGCGATCAGTGCGTGGATCATCGCCTTCTGCGGGTGCTTGCACACCGAACAGCGCGGACGGGGGGTGCCGGGGACATCCATGCCCCCCATCGTAGTCGAGGGGGACAAGGGCCGTCACTTGCTGGTCACTTGCTGACTTGCGCCCCATGTAGCAATGGTGTAGCATGCGTGTAGCACGGCGTTGCACCAAGTAGCGTCAGCACGAAGGAGATCGAGAGCATGCCGCTCTTCACCATCAACGCAGGGACGCCGACCGTCCCCGCCGGGACGTACCCGGCCACGCTCATCAGCATCACGCCCAAGCGCATGGCGAGCCAGTTCGCGGACCCGCCCGGCAGCGAGCAGGACGTTCTGGAGTGGACGTGGCTGGTCGAGGGGCCTGAGAAGGACGTGGAGATCACGTCGCTCACGTCCTACGCGACGAGCCCCAAGTCGAACATCCGCAAGTACCTCGTCGCGCTGATCGGCGCGGAGAAGGCCACGGCTGAGGGCACCGGGTTCGATGAGGGCGATCTCGTCGGCAAGAAGGTCATGGTCGGGGTCGTCGTGGCCGACAACGGCTTCAGCAAGATCGACACCGTCGTCGCGGCCCCGCGTGGCCGTCAGGCCGCTGCCGCCGCCCCCGCGCCGGTCGCTGCTGCCGCCCCGGTGGACGACGACCTCCCGTTCTAGCACCATGACGTAGCAAGCGTGCTACACTGGCCCTTCCGGCACCCGCCGGGAGGGCCTTTCTCGTTTCAAGGAGCAGCACGGATGGCACGGATCACGACAATCACGTTCTACAACCTCACGGAG